CTCTGAAACTTTCTGTCAAGAAGGAGTACGAGACAGTCTATAAGGAAGCCTATGGCAACGGCGGCAAGCCCTTCGGTGGCACTTCTGCTGGTGGTGGCGAAGAGGACGAAACTGACGATCCCGAAGTGAAGAAATTCCTGGAGGAGCGCAAGAAGAACCTCGAAGCCCAATCTAAGAAACTTAATGACATCAAGACTGGATTGAAGTAACCGCCGCAAAGAAATTAGTAAACTTTTTTCACAAACAAAAAACAAGAAGATTATGATTGGAACATTCAACCAACAAATCCAGTTTTCTCGTAAAATTGGTGGCTACCGCCGAATCTTCGAGGGTCAAGTGAAGCTCATTGAGGGTGGTTTCAAGGCTAACCTCGTTGACCTTCCTTCGGCTGGTAACGTCCTGCCCGCAGGTACTCCGCTGTACTGCGATGAAGTGAACCGCACCGTCGTTCCCCTAATCACCTACAAGGTGCTTGCTGTTGACGCTGACGCTTCTACCATCAAGGTAGAGAAGCTGTTTAGCGGCACTCGCGCCAAGGTTGGCGGCTACTTGGTAGTTCTTCCCAATGCGGACTTGTCTGCTACTGGCACAGCCATGCAGATTTCCGCAATCGACAACAGCAATGAGGGTTTCGACATTCTCACTGTTGACAAGGTTGCCGTAGAGGGTACTGCCATTGTTGCCGAGGGTAACATCATCGCCGACGCTACCTCTGCTGGTAAGCTGAAGGTTTCTCAGGTCAATGCACTTGCTCCTTACGACACCTGCCTCGACCCCGAAGCCTACGCCTGCGACATTGATGGTGCTTACGCTTGCTTCGACCGCTCCGTGCTGGTTCGCCGTATGCCCCCTGTTAACGATGCAATCTGGGCTTCACTGAAAGCCAACGATTGCTATTTCCGTCGTTCTAACCGTAAGTAAAAAGAAAGGAGGAATAGATTATGAGAGACTCACAACATTATGCGCTCAATGACATGCGTCGCTATGTCAACGCAGCAAACTTCGGGTTAATCCTCGACAACTCCAATGCCCGTTACAACGAAGCTATCTGGCGTCGTTACGCTAACTGGGATCGTCCTTCGGACAGCAAGGAGTGGATTCAAGGTCAGAAGGAGACCCCCATCATGGTACGTGCTTCTGTTCTCGGCACTCACTCTCCCAAGCCGCAGCGTAACGGCGGTGGCTGGAAGGTGTACGGAGGCGACATTATGAAGATTGGTCACGGCTTCTCGATTGACGAGGACGACCTCTTTGAAATGCGTCGCGAACGTGCTCTGACAGGCGTTCCTTATGCGCTCCAGATGACCGAGACCGTTCAGGAGAAGTCCGACAACATGATTGGAGGTATTCACACTGAGCTGAACTACGTCACCTTGCAGGCTATGTCAACTGGTGAGATTCACGATTTCTCCATTGACGGCACGAAGTACGACTTCAAGTTCCCAATCAAGGCAGATCACTTCATGGAGGTTACTAAGCCTTGGTGGAAGATTGAGGGCGGCAAGGTCGTAGCAGACGATACCGTTGATGTCGTTCAGGACATTCTCGACGCTCAGAAGTTCCTCACCCGTGACCTGCGTCTCGCAGTTGACCACTGGAAGGTATCTATTGAGTGGTTCGACCGCTTCATTGCTCACCCCCGTGTCATCGCCGGAGCTATGGGTCGTGTCCGTGGTATCATCGACACAACCAACACCAAGCTCACTCAGGCCGAGATTCTGGGCTACCTGCACGAAATGGGTGTCTGGAAGTTCGATGTCCTCGACTCTCAGTCGGCTCACGAAGAGGATGGTCTGTCTGTTCCCGACGCTCCTGCGTTCGACGAGCACAACATGGTTGCTGCCAGCAGCCTGATTCTGCCCTTCACGATGAAATGCACCAACAGCATTTACTTCGACCGCGAGAGCATGGGTCAGATTGGCGACCAGCACAAGTACTTCCTCGTTGAGGATCGTATCATGGTGCTCCGTTCGACCGAGGAACGTCCCTTCAAGAATATCGTGGACTGCGAGCTGTACGCTGCACCCGTATTCAACAACGTTCGCGAGTGGGGCTTCCTGAAGACTTGGAGTGAGGATTAAAACCCTGATGTGCTATGCCGATGGAAACTTTCACAATCGAGCAATATCTAAAAGGCAAAGTCCGTAATGTAAAAGTTACGGACGATGCCTTACCTACCATTCTTGTCGATGCAGGAAAGAAAGCAGGTAAGCCGATAAAGGCAGGAGCCGATGTCAGCACCCTTACCGAGAAGCAGCTTGACTTAGCAACTGCTTATCTCTATGTCTGGATTGCAGGCTCACCAACGATGTCAGAAAAGGTGAGCGACAAAGATGGTGATTGGTCTCACTCAGAGGGTGGAGAGCAGATGTCGGCAAATGTTCTCAATCGCTTTTTGCGTATGGCTAATGACATATTCGAGAAGTACGAGATACCAAAGGTAGGTAGTAATTCTTGGGATATGGTCGGAAATGGTTTTCACAATATCCGCTACTCCGGCGGCGTAAGACGCAGATAAATGCTATGGCTATCAACAATCCACGTTTTCCTCATACCTGTAAGATAACGCGTCCAGGTGCTCCAGACCCGTCGCAAGACGAGGATGAAGTTTCTGAGGTTGTAATCTATGAAGGAGAATGCAGGAGTTTCGATTTTCAAACAACGTCAGACAAAGGAGATATTGTTACGTCAAACCGTAAGCTCGCTTTGCCTCAGAAACAGGACGAATGGAATGAGAATACCATCCCGCAGGAGGGAGACAGGATCATCGTTGACAAGTTTGGCTACACGGAATACGGAATTGTTGTTGACAAAATGCCGAGTAACTTAGGAACGCACATTCTCTGGAAGTATGGACGCAATTAACAAGGCAAAGGTAAACAATGCGGTCAACGGCTACTGGAACAACATCTTGAACGAGGTGGAAAAACAGTGCCGTGCCTATTGTGAAAAACTTTGTACTGAGGCTATCAAGGCAAGGCAGCAAAACCCGAAGGCTCACAACTTCACTGGTAATCTGCTTAACTCAATAGTCGTTTGCCTCTATCGACAGGGAAATCCAGTTATAGCCTACTACGCAGCGCGATTTACTGCTGAAGCCATCCAGGTCAAGATGAAACAGAGGAAGCGCAAGCGTTATTTCTTCAATCCCGATTATGACGGAGAGAAGTCTTCCTACCTTCCGACGATTCAGACCAATGGAGGTTGGGGCGTTGACGATGCCCGTGATTTTTTCAACGAATACAAGCCGCGAGGTGGCAACTTGTTTGACATCGTAGTCGCTTATCCCGTTGAATACGCAAATTGGGTAGAGATACAGCGTAGCACTACTGGTATTGTACAGGTTCGGCAATATGCCGAGAATGTTGGTATCAATTTCTTAAAAGTAGCGTAATTATGGCAGCACAAACAGCACCGATGGCAATTATCTATAACGAGCTAATAGACTTCTGCGCCAACTATGTTGAGCGTGTCAATGTTTTCTTGGGGCGACCCAAGACCGTTGACAAGGAGTTGAAGCAGTTCCTTGTTATTGAGTTGCCTGCTGAGATACACGATATTGTCTCTGGTAACAAAGACTTTGCTCTTAATACCATTGGCATCATCTATGTCTTCAATCGTGCTAAAAGTAACGCCACGATGAATCTCAATAGCCAGTCAACGCTTACGTACAACATCAAGAAGGGCTTCCCATACGTCGGTGCTCATATCCGTGCTGTGCGTCCTACAATCCTTCACCAAGGTTTCGACGGGAACGATTTCCACATCACAACTATCACTTTCAAGTTAAAAACAAAGCCAAATGCTTTTATTCAATCAAACAATTAAAAAATAGTCGATTATGAAAACGAAAGAACAACTTCAAAGCTCAGTGCTTACTGGTATTTCCTCGCTGTATGCAGTGAAGGACGGTTTTGTCACCACTCCGGCTACTGGTGAAGGTGCCTCTGGTAATGTTGCTACTCTCGACGAGTCGAAGATGTGCGAGTTCCCCTGTTCTGAGGACTCCGGCTTCAACTACAACGAGGGTACTCCCACCACTGACGGCCACAAGATTCATGGTCTCGGCGTGTTCTGGACTTCCAAGATGACCCCGGGCGACACTGAAATCTCTATTGAGATTCCCTGCCACGACACCGACATTCTGGACTTCTGTGGTTTCACGACCATTGATTTGCAGGTTAGCGGTACTGGTACTGTCTTCAACGGCAAGACCTTCAAGGGCAAGGCATTCAGTGGTACGCGCAAGGCCGTTGTCCTCGGTCTGCTGGCTCTGGACGATACCGAGCAGAACGCTTTCTTCGTGAAGAAGGCAAAGCTGCTGGCAAGTGTCATCTTCGACGGCTCGAACAAGCCTCTGTGTGTCGTTCTGACTGGTTCTATCAAGGATGGTGCTGCTGCTGATGCACTCGCCGTTCTGGAACTTGAGAGCGAGTAACGTAGGATTTTCTTTTCCACAAAATACCTACTATTCTGATGGCGGTGATGGTGCAAGAGCCGTCGCCGCCATTTTTCAATCAAACAAGAAAATATTGAGAACATGAAGAAAAATGAAGAGCCTGTAATAAATCAGCCGTCCGTTGAAGCTCAGAATGAGTATTTGTCGCTTGTTAACAATGACGCAACAGAGGTGGCTATCCCACGGACGAAGAAGAAATACAAAATCCACTGGCTGAAGAATGGTCAGTTGGATAAGTTGACCCGCCTTCTTATGCACAAGAAGGACGTTGAGAGCAATGCGACAACAGGCTTTGACGCTCTCGATGCCATTCTTGAAGACAACAAACTGGCTTGCAAGGCTGCTGCCATTTATGTTTTGAATGGCTATTGGAATATGCGCTTTCGCTACTGGTGGCTATGGCGTTGGTTCTACTATTTCCGTCAGTACGACAACTTGCAGTTGTTACCCATTCTTGAAGAAGGTAAAAAAAAACTTCCGCTGATGCAATTCTTCGCCACTACCACATCATTGATAGGGGCAAAGGGTACGTTGATGAACATGAGGACGACGGAAGCCGAACGTACCCTTCAAGGACTCGCTTTGGAGCGGCAATCGCAAACGGAGAAAAGCGGCAATGGCTGATTGCTCCACGATATTTTTTCTTCGGACTCATTAGAGTGCCGATGTATGAATATTATTGGGGTCATACCGCTGCTCAGATAGAGTTGATGGATATTGATCAGCCGTTTACCTGCTACAAGAAACGTGACGAAAATGAAGGTATAAAGCCAGGCGACCCGGGATATAAGCCTAATGCCGAGAAATTAGAGCGGGCTGTGGAAAAGTGGAAAGAACGCAAGAAACGCAGAAAGTTTGACATGAAGCATTTCCTTGCAACTGGAGAGAAAATTCCCGTACAAAATACTGAAACCGATTAAATCTATATAGAATATGGCACTTGATGCGTTAGCCTTTGAGATAGGCATAAAAGAGTCTAAGAATTCTGAATTGAATTCTATTCTTACCCGACTAAATCAGTTGTCGGGAAAAACCGTCACGATTGACGTTAAGGGTGTTCCAGAACTCAATCAGTTGTTGAACCGATTAGGGCATGACAGCAATGGCTTCACTTTCAGGTTGCCAGATTTGTCGCAGTTCATGGAGCAGGTAAAGAGCGTAAAATCTGCGACAGAATCCATGTTTGCAAAGCAGAATGCTGGAGATTTATCCTCTTTTCAGGCTGCTTTGTCGCAGATGAAAGAACTCTCTGCTGCAATTGAGAAATTGAAGAGTGAAAATCTTTCTCTCCAAAGCGGCTACGGCTCTGACATTTTCAGCCGTTTTCAGAAGATGGGTACTGCCCTCAATAGCGCATTCTCTGATATTCCGAACGTGAATATTCAGACGATGGCTACCTATATGAAGCAGTTGACTTCTGAATACATGAAATTCATCGCTGCCGTTGAGCAACGTGGAGGCATGAAGAATTTCAGCCAAGAATCTCAGAAGGAAATTGACAAGGTTGTCCGTGCTTACAAGGAGCTTAACGATGTCGGCGGTGACTCTACCGCATTGAAGTCGTTCCAGCAACAGGTTCGTGCCGTTGCCGCTATCATTATGGAGAGCATCGGCAATGTCGTTTCTGAAATCAATGCTGTCAAGCGAGCCATTCAGCATGACAATTTCTCTTCCATGACTGACAGAATAAACAAAGCATCTGAAGCGATTGGAAAACTCGACGAGAATTTCAAGAAATTCCATCTTACCATTGGTCAGGATGAAGGGATGCGGAATTTTATGACTGGCTTGGGAGAGGTCATTCGCAATGTCCGTACCACTATGGGGCAGCTCGAAGGCAGCAAAACGGGTGTCGGTCTTACCGATTTTGTCAAGAGCATCGAGCGAGCCAAGTATGAGGCATATCAGATAGATAACCTGCTGAAGCAGGCTTCTCACGTTTCCAGTGCAGGCATGAAGTATGGTGATACCTCTGCTATTGATGCTCAGATAGAGAAGGTTCGCAAGTTCCGTGCTGAACTCGAAATTCTGAAGACCTCTGGAGTTTTTAACGGCATGACCACTTCTGAATTCAAGTTGCAGGGTGATTACAAGATTGCCGTTGACACATTGAAAAAGATGGTTGCCGAGCAGGAGCGAGCTATTGCCGCTAATCTCAGACTCGACGAAGCTGCCAAGAAAGCCAGTCAAGGCGTGAGACAACTCAATACTGAGGAACAGCGACTTGCTCAGTCCATTGTTACGAGCACGTCCGAAATGTTTGGTCAGTCGCAAATTCTGAGTGAGTTAAAGTCAATGGCTACCCAATATCTCGGTGTATGGGGCGCACAGCAATTCCTTCGCAACATCATTCAGATTGGTGGTCAGTTGGAAATGCAGCGTTTGTCTATTGCCGCTATTCTCGGTGATGCCGCACAAGCCGACGATCTGTTTGAGAAGATTAAGGGATTAGCCGTCAAGTCTCCCTTCGGTGTTGTTGAACTTGACCAGATGACCAAGCAGTTAACGGCCTATGGTTTCCAGTACCATGAGTTGTTTGATATGACGAAGCGATTGGCAGATATTTCCGCTGCCACTGGTACTGATGTGGGTCGTTTAGCACTCGCATTAGGACACGTTCGTTCTGAGACGGCTCTTACTGGTTATACCCTTCGTCAATTCTCCATGGCCAATATTCCTCTGGCTCAGAAGTTATCAGACCGACTTTCAGAGATAGAGAAGCGTTTTGTTTCTGTTGCCGAGGTTCGTAAGCGTACCCGTAACAAGGAAATCAGCTATGAAGACGTTTTGGCTGTGCTGAAAGACCTCACCGACGAGGGAGGCATGTTCTACAATGCGCAGGAAGTAATCTCTGGTAGTGTCAAGGCAAAGTTTAAGAACTTGCGTGACGCTATGGATATTATGTACGGAGAAATGGCTGAGAGTAAGTTGGGTGACGCATTGAAGGAAGTTGCCGTGATACTTACTACCCTTACTCGCGAGTGGGAGAAGTTGGGTATTGCCGTTGCCGTAGTCGCCGCTACGTGGGCTACCAAGAAGGGCGTTTCGTTCCTCAATGCCAATGCTATGTTGGCATATAGCAATAGCGTTACCCGTCTGAATATGGCTCTCGGCTCTCTTACTGCCGAGGAAATGCGCGACCTTGCATATTCTGGTCAACTCACCAAGCAAAGGTTACTTGAAGCCGTTGCCACTGGCAAAGTGACCGTTGAGGATGCTAAGTTAGCCGCTGCAAAGTGGGGTCTGACAGAGGCACAACTACAAGAAATCGCTATGGGAAGCCGTACTGTTGCCAGTATGACAGCCAACAGCATTGCCACAAGCAAATATTCAATGGCTCAGTTGAGGGCTATTGCTTCCATGCGTACCTTTACACTCGGTAACAAGACTGCCGCATTGTGGCTGAATGTAGTGACCACCAATGCTAAGATGGCAGGAGCAGCCATGCTCGGTTTCCTAAAAGCAGCATGGCCAGTCGCTTTGATTACCGCAGGTGCAGAGGCATGGATGCACTACAAGCAACAGGGGGAGCAGGCAGCAGAAGCCGCAAGTGCCGCATTCAAGAAGGGAGAGGAAGGTGTCAGAAACCTCAAAGAAACCATTAAGAAACTTCCTGAGTTGGAAATGGTCAATGGTGCTATAAGCCTCGATGACGGTGCTCTGCGTAATGGTATCAAGGAGGCTGTTAAGCAGTTGAAAAATTACAATCCTGCCATTGCGAATGACATCATTGCCAAAGCCAATGAGACCAATGCCCAAGGCCAGCCTGTTATGAATTTGGCAGATCAGTATAAGTATCTGCGCGAGCAAGTAGAGGCCACCCGTCGAGAATTGGAGGAATATCAACGTACCTCTGGTGCGCAGGAGACGGCACTCAAAGCCACTGGCGGCTTTATGGATGACAATGTTCTTTCAGACATCAACGACTATTTCAATGAGCGTAAGAACTTTGTAGAGGAAACAAACAAGTTCTACGCAGAGTATCAGAGTCAAGTTCGCGTTGCCATTGATGCAGCCCGTGAAGAAGATGCTGCATATCGCCAAGCTACTGATGGTATGTCAAACTATGCCGACATGCTCCGTCTGCTTATAACTCAGACAGACGAGGCTGGACGCAAGTTTGATTTCTCCAGGGGCTATAATGTATTCTGGAATAAGCCAAATATGCAAACCACCGACTTTATGAGTATGTGGGGAGGCGTTGGCGGTCAGTTTGGCGAAATGTCATCAGAATTGGATAAGTGGGCTAACGGACTGAAAGCAACGTTGGAAGGCAGTTTTGGCTATGATTTCTCTCACCTTACATTGGAGCAGCTGAATAATGTCCGCCGCCATATATGGGAATTTAGCAATTCTGAGGAACTGGCAAATCTTGACGAGCAGACCCGTAAGTGGATTCGCGACTATCTCGGTAGAAAATGGAACATAACCTTTGGTACTAATGTCGAGCAAGT